CCGCATACGCGGACTCGGCCGTGGCCGTGGAAACGAGCCGGGCCAAGGCAGCTGAGGCACTGGCACGGCGTTCCGTGACGCTGATCGTCGCGGCCAGCAACGCTACCGCCAGCAGCAAGTATATGGCCGACTACGCATGCACCGGCACGAACGATGACGTGCAGATCAACGCCGCGTTCGCGGCGCTGCCTTCCTACGGCGGCGGCGTCTACCTGACCGAGGGTAATTTCAGCATCTCGAACCCGCTGGTACCCGTGGTGAGCAACACCCACCTCAAGGGGCCGGGCCTGGACGCATGCAAGGTGAGCGCAGCCAACGGGTCCAACTCGAACGGCTTTGCTTTCACCAGCAGCACCAAGAGCCTGATCTTCTGCTCGGTCGAGGGCATCTCGTTCTACGGCAACTCCACCTTCGGGGGCAGCGGCGGCACGAACACCAGCGGCTACGGCGTGTACATCAACCCGAGCGGGCAGACATTCTGGGATTTCCACCTGCGGGACGTGTTCTTCTCCGGGTGGGAGCAGGACGGCTTCTATTCCTATGACGGTCACGGCTATGTCCTGGATCACGTGCTGGCCGAGACCAACGGCGGATGGGGCATCAACTTCCCGACGTCGGGCGGCGGCCAGCCGGAGGTCCGCAACGGCACGGTCAAGTTCAACGGCGGCGGCGGCGTCCAGATGGCCATCAGCGGCGGGGTCGTCGCGGAATGCGAGGTCAGCAACAACACCGGGTACGGGATCGCCCTGATCGGGCCTGCGTGCGCCCGGGACAACACGGTCTACAGCAACAGCCTCGCGGGGATAGTGCTGAACAGCAACTCGACGCTGGGCACGCGGGCTTCCGGCAACGTCGTCTACAGCAACACCCAGTACGGGATACTGGCGCTGACCAGCGCGTCATTCATCACCGGCAACTGGCTCCAGGGCAACAGCGCGGGGACGAACACCTACGATGAGATCCAGGTGCAGCGCGGGTTCTCCGTCGTGGCGTTCAACTGGGTGAACGGCCAGAGCCAGTCCCGGTACGGAATCAACTTCAACGGCGGCAACACGTTCAGCGGGAACGTGTGCAACGGCAACCAGGTGGAAAACGAGCACACGGCGCTGTATTACTTCGGCACCACAGCCAACGCCAAGGCGCGCGACAACCTGGGCTTCAACCCGGTCGGCGTCGTCACCCCGGCCGTGCCCGCGTCCGGCTCACCGACCACGGCCCAGGTGTACGACCAGACGTTCTACATCACCGCAGGGGCCTCGACGGTGACGTGCGCCATATCAGGCGGCCCGTCTCCGGTGATCCCGTCCGGCGGGTTCGGCACGATCCGGGTGCCGGCCACCCAGACCCTCACGCCCACCTATTCCAGCGCCCCGACGTGGGTTGTCGAGGGAGAGTAGCCGCCGTGACCACTCCGGGCAGCCATCGCACAGCGCGCACTCACGCCCGGCCCGGTAGTGCCGGTGCGCCGCCCGGTCATGCCCGCACCGGCAAGTTCTTTTCCTGATTATCCGCACGAGGTAACAAGGTAGCAGATGACCACCTGGACTGTCCCGTCTAACACTCATAATCCTGGTGACACAGGTCACACTACTGATCACAATAGCATTGCTGGTGACCTGTCTCTTATCGGCGCCATCCTGCCCGCTGTTACCGGAGGGCTCACCGGGGCTGCCGCTGTTACCCGTTTCGTCGGCGCCACCGCTAGTGGCGCCCCCACGTCGGGCACTTTCGCAATAGGTGACTGGATTGTCGACCAGTCGGGAACCATCTGGATCTGTACTGTTGCCGGAACCCAGGGAACATGGGTAGCGCTCTGCACTGTCAGCACGACCCAGACGGTTTCGGGGGCTAAGACTTTCTCGAGTGTCGTAGCCCATTCTGCCGGGACTAATACGAGCGGAACAGCGACGGCTTCAACGCCGTCGCTTACATCCGGCACGGCTGCCCAGATCAACACGACGCAAGATGTCATGCTCTATGCGTCAGTGACAACCGCGGCCACGTTCTCCCTGGCTATCGGACCTACGTCGACTCCCGCGACAACCATTGTCGCCAGCGCTACTGATGTAGCGCACACCCTGTTTACTGTCCGTGTTCCCGCTGGCTGGTATGTCAAGTCGACGTTCACCAGCGGTGATATCACCTGGACTGCGGTTACGTGCTAAGGGCAGCATGACCGGGATCACGGTCACAGCGACCCAGGGCGGCTCGACTGGGAACGGTACTTTCCTGCAAGTCCTGGTGCTTGACAATGCCGCGGTCGGTTCCAGCCCGAATTCGGCTAGCGCCGTCTTCGGTTCCAATACCACCCCTTATCTTGATTTCACCCCGCAGAACAGCGGTTCCCTGGCTTACGCGATAGCAGCCGGGAATTCGATGACCTTCTCGTCCGGGGTTAACACGCTGGCCGACGATGGCGGCCTTAGCGTCGAATTCCAGACTTATGTCAGTAGTGCCCCCGGGCAGCAGGTGACCATCGGTGATCCTAACCCGTCCAACCCCGGCACTTACGGCCCCAACCAGATCGCCATTGTCGAAGTCCAGCAGTCCGGCGGCAGCATCCTCACCGACCCGTCCACTCCGGCAGTGGTTTACAACGGCAGCAGCACGAGCGCTACCACCGCCTCGTTCACGCCCCCCGCGGGGGCGCTCATCCTGGTCTTGGCCGGAGGGGCTGGCGGCAGCGGCACGACCACGCTGAACGTGACCAGTTCCCTGCTGACTTTCACCCAGATCCTCTCGGTACCCCAGTCGGGTGACGGTGTTGCGGCTATCTGGTACGCCGTCATGCCGCCAGCCCCGCAGATTGTCACCACCCAGACTCCGGGCGGCGTGATCGGCGAAGCTTACAACTTCACTTTCACCGGCACCAGCGGCACTAAGCCTTACTCTTGGGCGGTAACTTCCGGCGCCCTGCCGTCCGGGCTGAGCCTCAGCAGTGCCGGTGTCGTCTCCGGAACACCCACGGCATCCGTGGGTGTCTACTCGTTCACGGTCACGCTGACTGACGCTTTCACCTTCACGGCCAGCGCCTCGTTCGCCATCGTCATCAACGCGAACAGCACCCCGGGCGGGGTGGTCCGTGCCACCTGGGCCTTGTCGGCTTTCCAGTACAGTTACGGCTGCTTGCCCATCGAAGTGTCCACTGTCGACCATGACTGGATTTTCGTCACCGTCTCCTGGTCGAGTGGCGATGACACCGGCATCGCCTATTGTGCCGATAACGTCCACAACTTCTACCAGCCAAGCCCTTTCGCTTCCAGCCCGCAGGTGAACACCCAGACTTTCGTGGTACCTAACGCACGGGCTGTCAGCACGATCTACATTTCCACGTCAGCCTATGTCCGGTGGCTCAACGTCCAGGTGACAGAAGTAACCGGCCTGGATGCCGGTTACGTAGTGGATGCTTCTAGCACCTGGACCGGCGGCCCTAGTACGTCTTTCACTGAGAGCCTTAGCACTGCTAACGCTGACTTTATTTTCGCCGTGGGCGCGCTTAGCGGAACCCCGCAGACAGTCGGCCAGGCCGGCTCCGGGGCCACGTGGACAGCTCTTACCGGGAGCATCAACGGCAGCTCGTCCGCGGGTGTCACCCAGTCGGTAGCGTGGGCCGAGACGACCGGGGCGGCTTCCCCGTCGATGACGTTTTCCGGTGTGTCCAGCTATTACGCCGGGGTCATGATCGCAGTCCGCCAGGCGGGCGGGCTGCCTGCCAACATTAACCCGGCTTGGCCTGTCATCAAAGCCCAGGCTGCTTTCGGTTACACCCCGCAGCAGCCGACCGCCCCGCCTGTCTGGACGGATATCACCGGCAGGTTCCGCGGGCTTAACGGGGACCGCGGCAGGTCGTTTGAACTGGACGAGAATTCGGCCGCCGACATGACGGCCATTTTCGACAACTTCGACGGGGCGCTAAGCCCTCAGAATACGGCCAGCCCCTACTACCCTAACGTCACCCTGATAACCCCGGTGCAGGTGACAGCCACCTGGCAGGGCCGGGAGTATTCCCTGTTCCGCGGCCTGCTCACTTCGATCCCGCAGACGTTCGACTTCCAGCGGGGACTAGTCAAAGCCACCGTGTCAGACGACTGGTCTAAGCTGCCTAACATTCTCCTGGCCCCGTGCATGATCCAGGAAATGCTATACGACCAGCCTCTAGCCATCTGGCCTCTCAACGACCAGCAGGGAGCGCCTTACGCTTCCAACTGGTCGGGGATCTCGGCTGCCGAGCTGATACCGACCGTCGCCCAAGGCGGCGGTGGTGCTACCCCGGCCAAGGAACTGACTGTCTCCCTGTTCGGGCAGACGTTTTCGGTTGCCTCGAGCTTCCTCACCGCCAGCACGGGCACAACCACCAGCACTGGGTCAACTACGGGCAGCACGTCTAACACGCCGACAACCGGATTCGGCAACACCCAGTCGGGAACCTATCCGGGCGGCCTTGCCGGGACAACTGACTCTGTGTGGGGCAACACGTCTGCCGCCGTGGGCGGCGGCAGCACGTACCAGGGGACTGTCCTGGTTGACTCTAACGACACCACATTGCCTTTGACGGCCACCGGGGCTACCTATTCGGTGTGGGCCCAGATGTACAGCGGGCTTAACTCGTCTACCGGTGCCATGGTCATGCTGCTGACCAACCAGGCCGGGTCGGGCAGTGCCAAATACCTGGGCGTCTACTACAACGGCACGACGGTAACCGTCTCGCAGACATCCGGCTCGCAGGTTTACACGCCTACAGCCAGCCTGTTTGACAGTAAATGGCATCTGTGGACTGTCACCATCACCACGGCCGGTGTCATCACCCTTTACATTGACACGGTTCAGATCGGCTCGTTTACCGGCAGCTTCCCGTCAGGTTCCCCGACGCTGCTTCAGTGGGGCGGGGATACGACGGTTACCTCTACCAGTTCGGCTGGCCTGTGGACGGGCTGCATGTACCTGGCCGCGGTGTACCCGCGGGTCATCGACTTCGAGCGCATGCAGACCTGGTATCAGTCGGGGACGACCGGGTTTCTTGACGAGCTGGCCGGGACGAGGCTTCAGAGGGTGCTTGCGTGGGCGCGCTGGAGCGCGCCGCAGCAGATCGACCCGGGCCTTTCTAAGCAGCAGGCGTTCAACTACCTGACAGGCGGCTATGGCAGCTCAGGCCTTACCGGGGCGATCGGCAACTATGCCACCGCGGGCGGCAGTGCTGCCGTCGACTTCGGCGCCCAGGCTGACGTGACCATGCAGGACATCGCCAACACTGAGAACGGCCTGCTGTGCATGTCCGCCCAGGGTGGTGTCATCTTCCATGAACGGGACGACCTGTCCAGCTACCCGGTGGGTCACAACCTGGGTGACATGGACTATGCCCTCAACCCGACAAGCTCATTCAGCTACGGGCTGGGCGAGTGGACTAACACGACTAGCTGCACGGTTGCCATTTCTAACGGCTGGTCGTTCTGCCAGGAACAGTCGGCGCTGATCACGGTAACCGGGACACCCTCGTCTGCTTCTGTCGCCGGGTCTCAGGTGGCAGCTTCCGGGGGCGAGGAAACCGGGTTCAGCACGTGGATGATGAGCCCGCAAGGCTGCTATGCCAGTATCGCTGTCAACTGGTACGGCTACGGGGATCTCTACTCGGGCACGTACACGGCCAGCTACCCGTCTTTGACGTTCGGGCAGCTCGGGTCCAATTCGAGCGCCACCGTGCAGGTGCCGCCGATGACCCCGGTGTTTCTCAACGTTCCCGCCGTGGCGGCGCCTGCCGGGACCACCTACTTCCAAGCCGTGGTGACCATCCAGGATTCGCCGGCCACCGGGACTCAGCTTTACTTTGACCGCCCGCGGGTTTCCCCCGCGGGCTTCCAGGTACCTTACGAAGGTGAGAATGAAGGCGACCTTCAGGTAACCGAGGACATCCAGTACCTGTTCAACGACGTTGCCATTACCCGGAACGTCGACCAGGCCACCTACCGGACGATCAACCAGGCCAGCCGCAGCCAGTATTACCCGCGGGTTTACACGAGGACCATCTACTCATCTGTCGATGACCCTAACGCGGTAGTGAACTGCGGTAACACGCTGCTTAACGCTTTCGCCCTGCCGCAACTCCGAGTTGAACAGGTGATCGTGGATGCAGCCAGCAATCCTGATGCGTGGGAGTTCGTCCTCGAAGCTGACATCGGGGACCTGGTTTCGTTTACCCGCACCCCTGTCGGGGGTGCTGTTGTCACCGGATCATTCCTGGTGCTGAGCATTTCGCTAGCCCTCGCGCCCGATAAGGCCGAGTTCACCTATGTCCTGTGCCCGGTCGGAGTTTTCTGATGCTGTCAACTGTAGCCGCTGTCATTCTCGCCGTCGTAGCACTTCTCGGCGCCGTCTTCGGCGGCGTGGCCTGGTTCTACCGACGCGGGCAGCAGGAACAATCGCTGGCCAGCTCGGTAGCAGGACTAGGCAAGGCTACGGCTGACCTTGCCACCCAGGTAAGCAAGCTGAGTGACAAGCTGGACGGCCACGGGAGCCAGCTCACCGACCACGAATACCGCCTGAGGGCCGGGGGCCTGTGAAAGCTCCCGCACCCAGGAAGACGCCATCGGCCGGGAAGACGACCGGGGCTAAGCCTAAAGCTAAGGCTAAGGCGAAAGCTAAGACGTACACGGCTGCCCAGAATGCCTCCTACCAGGCGTGGCTGAAAAAGATCCGCGCCCAGGAGCATGCCGCCCATGTCGCCCACGTCAAGCATGTTCAGCATCTTGCCCACATAAACAAGACGCTGACACTCAACAGCACGCATGTCATACCGGAGGAAGATGTGAAGCTAGGCCGGAATGCGCCTTACGCCGCGGCCGACAAGCCGCGGCTCGTCCTGGACAACTACCTGACCAGCCCGGCAACCCCGTCTGTGGTCGACTTTGCCAGCCAGGTTGTTTCCTGGCCGATGTACGGGAACGACACGATCGGGGACTGCACCTGCGCGACGGCAGGCCATCAGATCCAGGCGTGGACCTGCTACACGGGCGCCGAAGTCACCGTCCCGCAGGAAGACATCATCCAGCTTTACTCAGCTGTCTCGGGTTACAACCCGGCAACCGGGGCTAACGACAACGGGGCTAACGTCCAGGATGTTCTTACCTACTGGCGTAAGAGCGGCGTGCCCGTGGCCGGGCACAAGATTCTCGCTTTCGCCCAGCTCCAGGATCTGGCCAAAGTGAAGGATGCCCTGTTCACGTTCGGGTCTGTCTACCTGGGCATCAACTTCCCGGCTTCCGCAATGGACCAGTTCAACGCGGACCAGTCGTGGACTGTCGTGCAAGGCAGCCAGATCGAAGGCGGCCATGCGATCCCCCTCCAGTATGCCGGGACCGGGGCGGTCCCGTACCAGATCGTCACCTGGGGCAAGCTCCAGGGAATGGACCAGGCATTTCTTGACACTTACTGCGAGGAAGCATGGGTGGTCATCACCGATGACTGGCTGGACAAGAACGGCCACGACCCGGAAGGCCTGGACCTGGCCCAGCTCGGCGCCGACCTGGCCGCCATGACAGGTGACCCTAACCCGTTCCCTAGCCCGGCTCCTGCCCCTGGCCCGGCGCCCGCACCTTCCCCCGCACCTTCCCCCGCTCCGGCGCCGGCTCCCCAGCCTGCCCCTAGCCCGGTACCGGGGATCGTCCAGGATCTCGAGCGGGTAGGCGAGATCATCGTCAAGGACGCCCCGCAGATCGTAGCGGCGGTGGAGAAGATCCTGTGAGCCCGGGCCACATCCTGTGGCAGATGTTCGACTGGCCGGGCGGCAATGTCCTGGGCAACCTGATTGCCAGCGTCATGTGGGCTGTGCCCACCTGGCTGCTGATCCTGCGTAAGTTGCATTGCGCAGAGACACTGTGTTTCAGGCCTGGCCGTCACGAGGTTGACGGGACGACGTTCCGCACGTGCCGCAAGCACACCACTAAGCCGGTTCATGAACGGCTCAGAAACCGGCATGCTGTGAAATTCCCCGAGCAGCATGCCCATCTTAACGGTTAAGGAAAGGGATCATGCCTGACATTCCCGGAGTTGATGTAGCCTCCTGGCAGGGGGAACCCGGTCAGTGGGTTAACCATCCCGCGGCCCGCGGCATTCAGTGGGCTGCCGTCAAGTTCACCGAGGTTAGCACCCAGTACGGGACTTACGAGAACCCGCAGGCTAAGGCCGACTGGGACTGGCTGTGGGAAAACAAGAAGGGCCGTATCGCCTACCTGTTCGCCCACCCGGCGGCGAGTGTTTCCGACACGGTAGCCGCGTTCCGGTCGATGACCGAGAAGCTGGGTCTCCTGCCGGAAGACGGCATCGCCGTCGACCTGGAAACAACGGATGGCATGTCTCCTGCCGAGGTTTCCTCATGGGCCCGGGAGCTGCTGGCGGAACTTGCCGCCCTGTACGGGCGGCGCCCGATCCTTTACACGTACCTGAATTTCGCGCTTAGCGGGAACTGCGAAGGGCTGGAAAACTACCTGCTGTGGATTGCCAGTATCACGACCGCGGGCATGCCTCAGGTTCCCGCCCCGTGGCGGGACTGGTTCGCCCAGCAGTACGTGCTTGCCCAGCCGAACAGCGTCGACCAGGATGTTGCCCATTTTTCCAGCCTGGCCGCCATGCAGGCGGCCATGGGGCAGGCCCAGTTCAAGACGGTTGAAGCTGTTCACGTGACCACGGGTGAGGACACGATGGTCAGCTTGTCCCATCTGCTCCAGTGCGAGATTTCGGAGATGCTGGGGCTGACTCTTAACGCCCAGGCTGACCGGATGTTTTCCGGCAACCTTAAGGACTACCTGGATTACGGGAATCTTCAGGCGTTCATCCCTAAAGGCGTGGCGATTCGCTACATGGAGACTGTCCGCGCCTGATTTTACGTGGCGGCTGGCCTGATCCCACCGGCCGCCCGGCTCCTGGCCCCCTGCTCTGTCTGAGAGAGCAGGGGGCCTTTTGCCGTTTAGCGAGGCATGATCACACCAACTATCGCCGCGCTGCCCGCGGCGAGCAGGAAGTACACGAGGTACTGCATCTCTTAGCCCCTCCCGTTGCTTAGGCCTATCCCCGTTAGCCCTTGACTGGCGCCCTGCTGGGCGCCGAGTTGCCCCCAGCCCTGGACTGGATCACCCGGGCTGCTCACCGCCTCCGGCTCACTGACCTTAGGTCCGGCTGACCGGACGAGAAGCATTCCCAGTTCGACAGACACGAACAAGGCTACGGGCGCCCAGGCTGAGATGAGGGCTGCCAGCCAGCCCCAGAAGATCCCGTAGCCGATGTTAGCGGCCAGGGTTACGCCAGCCCCGCCCCACAAAGCCAGCCGCGGCAGCGGGTGGCTGAGATCCTTTCGCCTCAGGTGCAGCATGACGAGTCCAGCCCCGACCATAAGCAGGTCTACCGACAGGGGCAGCATCCGCAAGGCTGCCCCGTTCTCGTGATGGGCTGCCGCCAGCAGGAAGATGTGAGTGTAGCTCTCCGTGAAGGCGAAGGCTGCTATCGCCAGGACTACCAGCACCATCAGGTACCTGATAGCCCGGTCCAGCCTGTCCGGCTGCATGGTCTTCTCCTTTAGGCGGGTTGTAAGGGTGGACTCGTATCAGGTCGAACCGTGTCTCGTCTGTGACGGCATCGAACGGCCGGTCCCCGATGACAGGGTGGATGTACTCGGCCAGGTATCCCCTGGCATCTTCTGCCGCCTCGAAATCCTGAAGGCACCTGGCCAGTCTTTTTTCGAAGATGCGGTGATAGAGCCGGGACCGCCATGAAGTACGGGAATGCCTGCTCATGCGGCACCCCTAGCCGATGACACCAGACCGGCCCCGTCAGGGCCGGAGAAATTCACTGGGACAGTAAACCGGGGCATGTCTGCCGTTGCCGGTTTCCCCCACTTGCCGTCAGGCTTGCGTTCCATGCCGAGGGCTTCCGGGTGAAGGCACGTAACCTCACCGGCTGCCCACCGCCTGTGGCGGTCGAACCCGGTTATGCCGGTGAAAACTTTCCCGCATCCGCGGCAGCCGCACGCGGACAGGGACTGGCCTAGCGGGACTTCCAGTTCCATCACATTGCCCTCCTGAACTGGATGAGAGAGCCGCCCTGCGGCGGCTCCGGCTGGCCGTACATGGAGTTGCCTTTCAGCCAGTCGTTAAGCTCGTCCCGTTCCTGCTCCACGCCGATGTAGCGGATCGTCTGCTTAAGGTCGTCATGGTCGAGCATCAGCGACACCTGGATGAGCGCCCGCTGGTGGCCGAGACGTTCGCTTAGGGACTTGAGGAACGCCCTGGCACCGCTGCGGCGGAACGTGTGCATTCCCTCGCCCAGATGGTCAGCCGTCTTGCCTTGCCGGGTGGCAGTGACACCCAGGTCGGTCAGCAGCCGCTTGGCTACCCGCTCCATGGCGCTGACAGGTGTCTCCGGTTGCAGCCTGCCGTGCCCGCGGGAGCGGGACGGCACTAGAAGCCAGCCGGGGTGTTCCCGCATCATCGTGTACGGGCTCAGGTAACCCATCTGGGCGGCGTAGAACCTCAGCCACATGTTCATCTCGGCTACCAGTTCGGGCGTCATCCCGGTTGTCGTCCACCTGTCCCGCTTCTCCCGGTAAAGCCGGATCTCACCTTTAGCCAGGTCGATGTCAGCCAGCCTGGCCGGGCCGATCTCCGATGCCCTGGCAAGAGTGAACAGGGCGAGGGCGACGATGGCCCGGTCTGCCGGGTGACGGGTCCCTGCCGCCTCAAGGGCGGCAGGGAATTCTTCCGCGTCCAGGTAGTACTTCGGCTGCCGTTCAGCTTTGCGGCCCTTGTAGCCGTCCAGCAATTTCGCGGCAGTGAAATTCGGCCGGAGGTAGCCCCACTTCTCAGCCCAGCCGAGGAAGGCTTTCACGGTTTCCAGGCAGTTGTTCCGGTAGCCCTGCTCGCCGGGCAGGTCGCTGAAGAACCGTGCCACGCAGGCATGGTCAACCTGGCCCATGGTGGCTTGCGGGCCTTTCACCTTCTGGCAGGCCGCGGCGAAGCCGCGGGCAGCTACACCGTGCCGCCTGACCGTGCCGGGCGCGAGCCCTCGCCCGGCCTGGTATTCCAGGAATTCGGGTATGGCGTCGGTGACTTTGAGAACCATCTGAGGCTCCTTTCCTTGATACTCACATCATAACATACAATCATTGAGATGCAAGTAAGTCCAGGTAGAAGGCCATGACCTGCGATGATGCTCACAAGATATCTGTGTCGTCCGTCGCAATGTTCGTGAATCTCACCATCAGTCCTGACCTGCCGGAACGGCAAGCTTAGCGGCTAGGTCCCCCCCGAGTCAACCCCTGTCCACCGCGGGTCACATGTGTCCGGTCCCCCGCAGGGGGGCCCAAAAATGGGTGGTTAACGTTGTCCGCATTGGGTAGCCATGGGTAAGATAGTCACAACATAACCTGCACGACCAGGAGAGACACGTCCATGGCCCCGCCCCGCAAGTTCAGTTATGAGCGCCTTCAGCGGCTCATCAAAGATCATCCCGAGTGGCCTTACGCCCAGTATGCTGACGTGCTTACAGCAGACGAGCGGAGGGACAACCCCGGTGCTCCCCGGATCAAGCCCGACTCTGTGCGGCGAGTGGTGAGCCAGTACAGGGACGAGTGGAAGGAAGACGGGACGAGCATCCCTGTCCGCGGTGTCGTCTTCAGTGACCTGCTGCCCCCGCTCGGCAGTGTTGCCGCCAACCAGAGGATGGCAACCCCTCTGCGCTACCTCCGGGAAATAGCCAAAGAGCGCCGGGGCGAAGCCCCGGTGACCGCTAATGAGGCTATTGTCCGGAAACAGGCGCTTAAGTGGGAATCAGCCCTCAAAACTAACCTTGAGATAGTTGATCTCACCGGGAACGGGATTGTGACCGTCCGCCCCGCGAGGGCGGACGAGCTTGACGACCATGGAAGGCTGATCGACGTTGCCGCCTGGGCTCTGCCCGGATGGCAGAGCCCGTCAAGGGTCAACCTGAGAGGCCGCGGCTTACATGTTACGATGTGACGATCATCACAAAAACGTTCACCCGGTAGCGCCCTGTTAGAAATGTTACTACCCTCGAAGGGTGGCGGGCGGGATACTACAAGACAACACTAAGACGGGCGCCCCTCCGGGGGCGCCCTAGTCTTACCCGTTCAAAAACTTCTAGAACAGCTAACATAGTTAACACTTCTAACTTTGTAGGATAACTAACAGTAGTTAGCCTAGGTAAGGAAGGCCCAGCGCTTGTGGCGCTGGGCCTTTTGTAACTGTTCTGAGATTTTCAAGCCTCTCTAACCAATGTGGGCTCATCTTTCCGCCGATCAGCTTTCCGCGCCTCTGAGTTTCTTCTGAAAACCCTGAATGTTCCCTGATGTGATCCGGATCACATCCATCAGGGGTCACAATGTCACCCCTCTCCGCTACGGTATCCCTTGATTCAGAATCTTCCCGCATCCCGCCGGGGAGGCCTAGACCTCGCTTCTTCAGGGACGTGATATGTCATGACGATGACCGGGCCCATGCCAGTAATACGGGCCACCATCCCAGGCGACAGCCGAACGGCTGTCCTGGACGAGATGGGCGCCCCGCTGGGTGGTATCCGGTACAGGTACCCGACCGCGACGGCAGTGATCGACACCAAGAAGGGGGTACTGTTCATTGCCGTCGACCCCGATCCAGCCCCGGAAGACTGGGGCGCCATCGTGGGCCTGATCCGAGCCGTGGGGTGGGACAACGGAGTCGGTCCCCACTATGATGACCCAGGACCGCCGTACCTCTGTGACGACCTGCGAGGCGTCTGGATGTGGCGGCTGGAGTACGCCAGGGAGTAGCAGCCTCCCTGGCCGGCTAGCGCCCCGCGGTTCCCCTCCCTCTCTCCGGGAACCGCGGGGCGCTTTCATGTCCCCACCCGCTTGACTGTTGATACGCACGTGATAACATGACCTTTGTGCAGCCGAAATACAATGGTGTAAGATCAACTGCGGGCAGGTCGGGCTACCGGCATCTGACCCCAGTTGAGATCCAGCGCATACACGATCTCAAGGCTGCCGGTGTAACACACGCCGAGATCGCTCGAACTCTGGGTATCTCTCACGGCACCGTGGCCTATCACTGCAACCCCAAGACCAAGGCCAGGGTTAATAGGAACAGCAAAGACAACGGTCGCCGCATTAACCTGCGCCTCTATCACGGTGCTTCGGTTGAGCAGTATGACCGGATGCTAGCTGGCCAGGGTGGCGGCTGCGCGATCTGTGGCGGCGGTAATCCTGGCGGCCGGGCGCTGTTTGTCGACCACGACCATGACTGCTGTCCAGGCAGGCCAGCATGCGGTAAATGCAAACGCGGCCTGCTGTGTGTCAGGTGCAACACCCGGCTTATGCATGGCATCGCCCTAGGTGACACATTCATGTCGCGCCGGGAGCGTAACTACGTCTACCTATGGCGCAAGCGGATCGCCCGCGAACGCCTCAACCCATGGGATGAGGAGACATGAGCGAGCAGCCTGAATCGAACCCACGTTCCCATAGTCAACTCAGTACATACCTGGACTGCCCGCGGCGATACCAGCTCGAAAAGGTCCGGCGCCTTCCGCGCCGGCCGGGCGCATGGTTCCCGGGTGGTACAGCGGTTCACGCGAGCATCGAAAGATACCTCAGGTGGTCCCTGTCCCTACAGGAGGATAAGTGAACGTCGAACTGGCAATGGCGGCCCTCGAAGATGCCAAGGCCCATCCCGAGAACTTCGATATGGACGTGTGGTTTTCCGATGGCGGCGGTTTCACCAAGGACCGGGAAGACTTCTCCCCGCCGTGCGGCACCACTGCCTGCTATGCGGGTTTCGTAGCGCTTAGGGTCGCCCCGGTCGGCTCCATGGTCAGGGCATGCGCAATCATCGCTCCCGGCGCAGACGGTATCGATGTTGAGGCCTACGCCACTGAGGCACTGGACATCAGCCCCGCCCAGGCGGCAACCCTGTTCTACCTCGACGGGATCGAGCAGGTGGAAGGTGCCGTTCGCTACCTGGCCGACAACCCGGATGTTCCCAGTGCCACGCTCTGGGACATGTTCGGCTCCGATGATTGCTCGTTTGCGGATGACGACCTGTGAACCCGGTCTGCAAGGTCTGCGCAGAGCAGACCGAAGATGACGGCTACGGGGAACCCGTCCACTCTGACACTGGCCTGTACGGCGTCTACGACAACCGGGGGAACCTTATCCATGTCGCCCGAGTTTGACGTTGCCGCGGTGTTCCGCGAAGAACTGGACAGGGCCGTGGCAGACGAGGTCAGCAAGTCCGGTTTCGCCTTGGAAGACTGGTTCATCGCAGGCAGGCAGCGCGACGGCCATGAGGCCGTCGCCTGGTGGCACGAGAACGGGCCTGCCATGGTCGAGTCTTTCATCGACTGGTGGGAGCATAACCCGGACATCGACGTGTGGGTGACCCCTGACGGCGTTCCCGCCATCGAGCTTAGCCTTGATGTCCGGTTCGGCTCCATCCCGTTCCGCGGCTACGTCGACCTGGTGCTTAAGATCGGTACGGCACTCGTAGTCGTGGACTTGAAGACGAGCGCTAAGGTTCCCGCCAGTTACCGGCAGCTCGGGTTTTATGCCAGCGGGATTGAACTCGCCTACGGGATCAGGCCTCGTTACGGGACGTTCTTCATGAACCGCGGCATCGGCAGGTCTGACCCTAAGACGTTCTTCCAGCGGCCTGTTGACCTTGGCGTGCCGCAGTACAGCATCGCCTACCTGACCCGCGAACTCGAGCAGTTCGAACAGGGCATACAGGCCGGAGTGTTCCCGTCCAACCCGGGCGAAAGCTGCGCCAGGTGCGGGGTTGCCTACGCATGCACCGCCGCGGGCGGCGCTAAGGCCCGGCAGCTCGATCCCAACTGGACCAGGAGCTAAGCGTGGCTACTAAAACCCTGATCGCCAATCTCGGTGTTCCAGGTAAGGCCATACCGACCCCGGCGCCTCTCGCGTCATTGCAGATCGACGGCGAGCCTGTCACCAGCGTCCAGGCCATGGTCCTGGTCATCGACGCGAGCCAAAGCCAGCCGGCCGCGTTCACTTTCCGGCGTGTCGCCATCCTCGACGGCCTGGAATTCATGGCTGTCGAATCGCACGTCATCAGCAATCTTTCCCTGATCATCGAATACGAGCAGGAGGCTTAAAGGTGAGCCAGGAAAGCAACTATTCTTTCACGGTTAAGACCCCGAGAGGGAATCTGTTCACAGTCCGGGGTGACTCGGCCGCGGAGACCGCGGCCAACCTGGACGCGGCAGCCTCGAGCGGCCTGCTCGGCAAGATCGCGGGCATCGAAGCCTCACTTGCCGGACAGGCGGCGCCGCAAGCGCCGGCTGCTACAGCAGCCCCGGCAGTGTCTTCCGCCAGTGCCAGCCAGGAACTCCCGGCAGCTTACGGCGTGAAGTGCGGCACCTGCGGCGCCGACACCAAGTTCGAGCAGGAGGGCATTTCCAAGAACTCCGGGCTCCCCTACAAGCGGTACTCGTGTACTGCCAACCAGCTCCACAAGGCGACGTTCACTAACTAAGGAGGCTTAGCCGAGCATGAGCGCACTAGCGCCTAGCCCCAGGTACCCGACCGCCAAGTTCCCACAGGTGGGAAGCAGGATCAAGGGTGTCATCACTCAGCCCACCGAGGACCGGCAGGCAAAGAAGTTCGGGACCGAGATCCTGGACTTCTGGCCGGACGGACAGCCGGTCATGCAGACCAAGATCGTCCTTAAGGTGGCGGACGGAACCGAGCACGCCGTCTACGCCAAAGGCAAGATGGCTAACGCCATCACCAAGGCCATCGTCACGGCCGGGGCTACCGACCTGGCCGTTGGCGGGGAACTGGAAGTCGTGCATCACGCCGTGGGCGAGGCTAAGGCCGGGGGGCAGCCGCCCAAGCTGTACGAGGCCACGTACACGCCGCCTTCCGGCGGCGGGTCACAGGAATGGCCTGACGACGAGCCGCCCTGGTAAGCACCTGATGTTCCGCACGTCGTAACAGGCTGGCCGATGGGCCGGTAAGGGTAGTCATCACTCCGTTTCGCCTGGCATCAAGCCGGGTCGGGCTGGTCCCCGGGGACCGCCGAAGCAGATGGGCTCATGGACGGGACTGCCGCCAGCTAAGGCTTAGAGAGAGAGGTTAGCCGTGAAGGCTGCTGTTAAGACTGCATGGGTCAAAGACCTCCGGGAGCACCCGGAGGTCCAGGGCACGTCTGCCCTGGATTACATCGATCCGAAAGACGGCAAGCGCAAGCAGTGCTGCCTGGGTCGTCTCTGCTTGCTAGCGGTTGAGGCGGGAGCAATCCCGGCACCGGAACTGCAAGGCAGTGTCTACACCTACCTGGACGACGAAGATAGCGAAGACGAGTTGTCCTGCCGGTCGTTCTGCCAGGATTCCGTACTCCCGCGGGCGGTCCAGGAATGGGCCGGGCTTGACTCCAGTGATCCAGTGATCGATCCCGTGAGTGACGAGCACGAATGCGACACTAATGCCGCCGAGGCTAACGACACTTACCTTTACTCATTCCCGGAGATCGCGGACCTCGTAGAGAAGAACGTCCCGGCGGATGCTTAGCATTGCCCAGGCCACCGACCGCAGAGGGTCGGCGGGCCAGCCGCCAGCTAAGGCTTAGGGAAAATGAAACTAGACCTGACTTACCTGCTCCAGAGAGAGGGCAGTCTAGAATTCAAGATTGGTCACGGTGATCCGTGCGACCGTCTTTCCAGTCTCCAGACCGGCAACGCTGGCAGGCTGATCCTCATAGCCGCGTTCCCCGGCGGCAAGCAGCTAGAGGGCTTCCTGCATGCAGCATTCAAGAGCAGGCAAATCCGGCTTGAGTGGTTCGAGTTTCCCGATCCGGAAACCGCCCTGGTCCTGATACATCAGGAAATCGTCAGATACCGGGAGCTAAGAGAAAAGCATCCCGGCCTCCGGCCGGAGATGCTTGCCGTCCTGGCCGCAAAAGCAGCCTGACTGCCCGAGCCATTCCTGCCCAACCCCGCCCTGACAACCCTTTCCTGTCCGGCCCCCTCCGGTCTGACTTTCCGCTCCACCCATGCCCCGTCCACGCCACCCCGACAAACCGTCCCTGGCCGACACCCGTCCACCCCGCCCCGACTTCCCAGCCCAGGGCGCCCCCATCCTCGCCTTGCCGCCCCATCCCGACTATCCTTTCCGCCCCGACCCAGGCCGCTCCAGGCCGACCCGCCCTGACTACCCGCACCCATCTATGAAATGTCCATCATCTGCGAAGGGAACAAAATGTCCAGCATCTTCACTACGTACCGGATCAAGGCATGGCCTTTCCGCTACGCCGGAACCCTCGCCGTCACCGACATTCACGGCGGCGTACCGAGTGACCCTAAGACCGTCGAGAGCTGGCTAAGGCTCAAGGTCGAGGAAAAGGATTCGATCACCCAGCAGGTAGTCGCTGAGATCATGACCGAACGCGGCATCGACGCGGAAGCCGCGGTAGCCGAGCTGGCCAAGTCCAAGGTCAACGGCTTCCACCGTGACGAGAACGGGCTTTACGTTCCCGGCAACAACCTTAAGGCGTGCCTTAAGGAAGCGGTCATGGTGGCCGCTAACGCCGGCAAGATCACCACGAAGGGATGGGGCAACCCGGACAACGCTGCTTTCAAGAAGCAGATCAAGGGATGGTTCCCCGAGCATGTTTTCGTGATGGAAGACCGTCTTTACCTGGGCGCCACCGAGTATGACTACATAGACCAGCGGTTCACCCGCAGCCAGTACGGGTCATCGATCACACGTGAAGAGGTTATTAGTAAGGCTGTCGTCAGCTTCACGATCGAGACCGACTACCCGTTCACCGATGAGCAGTGGGCGGTCATCTGGCTTACCGCGGAACAGCAAGGGCTTGGCGCTAGCCGCTCCCAGGGTTTCGGTCGCTTCGAGGTCATCGCATGGGATCGCGTTGCTTAGTATCGCCCAGGCTGCTGATCGCCGGGGAGCGGCAGGAGAACCGCTCCCCGGCATGTACGCACCGCTCAAAGCTCGCGGGGTAGAGATCTGCCGGGGACAGCTAGCCCTGGTGGTCGGCCCGCCATCATCAGGTAAGAGCCTGTTCCTCATGAATCTCCTGGTGCGAATGAAGGTCCCGAGCCTGGCCTTCCTTCTGGATATCGACCAGCTCTCGGCGGCGGCCCGATTCGGATCCATCATGACGGGCGATAAGTTCGGACAGGTTAAGGCGGATATCGAAAGCTACCGAGAGGCGCTGATGCGCCTCGAGGATGTCCAGGTTCAGTTCCACGTTCAGGACATGGATGACATCAGGCTCCAGGTTGACGCCTACGAGCAGCGGTTCGGCTTGCCGCCTGATGTGATCGTGCTGGATAACATCGGCAATCTTACTTCCGCTCTCGATGGTGAGTGGGCCTTGCTTAAAGCTCTTACCCTTGAGCTGGACTTGCTGGCCCGGGAAATGCAGATGGCGGTGATTGCTGCCGCCCACGTGACCGACCTGGAAACAACCAACCCGGCTGGCCGCACTAAGATCCTGGGCAAGATCAGCCAGTACCCGCGGCTTATCCTCTCGGTCGGGTTCGACCCGGTGTCAGGTGAATACAAGGTGTCCGCGGTGAAAAACTCGAGCGGGCCTAGCGACGTGTCCGCATCCCATCCGGTCACCATGTACGCTGACCCGTCAAGAATGTACCTGGGGGAAAGCGACCCGAACTGGTCGCCTTCATCAGCACTGCCCGCGGAATCACGCCAGCCGGTTGACAATCCCTGGTCGGATTTGAGATGATCGTCACGTCATAACAGAACGGCGAAAGGGTAAGCAGATGGTGTCCGGTAAGATCACGGTTAACGGCCAGGAATACGACATCCAGCCTGGGGCGGACCTGTACGGGGCGGACCTGCGCGAGGCGAACCTGTACGGGGCGAACCTGCGCGGGGCGGACCTGTACGGGGCGGACCTGCGCGAGGCGAACCTGCGCGAGGCGGACCTGCGCGGGGCGGACCTGTACGGGGCGGACCTGCGCGAGGCGAACCTGCGCGAGGCGGACCTGCGCGGGGCGAACCTGTACGGGGCGAACCTGTACGAGGCGGACCTGTACGGGGCGAACCTGCGCGGGGCGAACCTGTACGGGGCGGACCTGCGCGGGGCGAAAGACCTCTCGCCGCTTGTGGCCGCGCAGACCTCCGTCGTCCCTGAGGCGGGAGAGCTGACCGGCTGGAAGAAGTGCCGCGGGGGCGTGATCGTAAAGCTCCGCATTCCCGCCAGCGCTAAGCGCTCCAACGCGACCGGCCGTAAGTGCCGGGCGTCGGCGGCCAAGGTTCTCGACGTGTTCGGCGCCGACGAAGGTGTCAGCCAGCATGACACCAGTTTCATCTACCGGAAGGGCGAGACTGTCACCCCGGTTGAGCCGTTCGATGAGGACAGGTTCAACGAGTGCGCTTCCGGTATCCATTTCTTCATCACCCGGCTCGAAGCGGAAAACTACTAGGCCGATCGGATAATCGTCACGTGCTCACCTGGTTTATCGTCGGGTTTGCCCTAGGCGTGCTTCTGACCCTCAAAATGGTTCACGGGAAGTAGGGGCGGAATGGCTGAGCATGCCTGCACTGACTGCGGTAAGCCGATCAGCTACCCGGGTACGTGTCCCGACTGCCTGGTTAAGAATCAGCCCGTTCCGGAGAAGCTGGTCAAGGACATCAAGAAGGGCGGCAAGCGCAAGTGAGCAAGCTTGAGACTCCTTCCCGCTCGAGTAAGCAGATGCTGGCCGTGCTCAACTTCCTGGCCATGCAAGGCAAGCTCAGGCTTTACCAGGGAACGGTTCCGGCCAAAGTGGTGGCCCGCAGAAGGGCCCGCAACAAGCGGGCCCGCATTTCCCGGAGGATCAACCGTGGCTAACCCTGGTAAGCGCAAAGGTACCGCATGGGAGACCGCGGTAGCCGAGTACCTGAACGAGTCGGATCTTGACGCGGTGCGTACCGGGTCGGCTACTGCGGACAAAGGTGACATCTGGTTCGCGGAAGACTGGACGGTCGAAGCTAAAGCCGAGCAGCGGATCGACCTTCCCGGTTACCTGAGCCAGCTTGCCGCCGCGGTCGAGCGGCGGGGCACCCTGGCTCTCAAGTCGGCTGTGTGGGTGAAAAACCGGCGTCACGGTGTCAAAGACGCCTACGTGGTCTTGTCCGGGGAAAACTACCGGCAGCTAGCCGTGTACGTGGATGCCCTGGAACGCACCCTGGCGAACATTCAGGAGAGGCTCAGTGACCGGGCAGCCTGAAGGCCAGATGGACATTTTCGACGTGCTGCCTGACGAGCTGGCCGGCGAGCCTTCCCCGGCTCGGGCCATCAAGATACTCGACCAGGCTAAAGAACTGGGCTGGACCCTTAACCCGTTCGCGTCCCTGGTGATCAGGCTTACCCGGGATGACGCTCTCCCGTTTTTCGCTAAGTGGGATCTGAGTGTTTCCGAGTCGGGCAAAAAGTCCTGGAGGTTTACCGGGGCTCGGGCTGCCAACGGGCAGCCATTGGCTTACGGGGACATCAAGGCCTACCTGGAAGATCCGAGAGTCATCTACCCGGAACCACCAGACGAGCTGTGCGAGGCAGCGGAACACGAAAACCCGGATCGGACGATGGAAGGCGCCGTTAAGGCGCTCGCACCTTTGACCGGGCAGTCTTCATCTTTCAACGAGTGGGGAGAATTCTTCCAGTGAACAGCGCAAGCGAGACCCTTAGCAACGTTAAGCAGGCCAGCAAGACCCCGGACGGCAAGTCCGGGAGTGCGGGCATCGTCGGCGGTTTCGTCTCCATGCTGGCTGGTTCTGCCATCGCCAGCGGACTGGCCGGTGTCGCCCTTAACAAGGGCTTCGGCATCCCCGTCCCGTTCCTGGCCGGGTTCTTCCTGATCATCGGCTTCCTGTTTTTCCTCAGGCTGGCAGCTAACACGGTAGCTTACGCCTGGTTCGCCAAGCAGGCTGAGAGTGCCGCGGCCATCGCCGCGGCTAACTACCTTGGCTCGCAGGCTGCCGCTGTTCTCACCGGCCGCCAGGATCTGCTGGACAGCGTCCTGGAATCCATTCTCAAGGACGCACCGGAGAAGTGACCAATCCTCCTATCCTGCCGGTCCTCGAGGCGTACGGATTCGAGGACCGGCGGTGGGGACATGGCGACTGGCAGACAGTTAAGTGCCCTTTCCATCCCGACAGCCACGCTAGCGCGAGGCTTAACGAAGAGAAGGGGGTCTTCCACTGCAACGCCTGTTCCGCCAGCGGGAACGCTATCAACCTGATCGAGAAGGCCGAGGGCATCAGTTACGACGCCGCTAGGCAAAGAGTTAAGGACATAACTGGCCATGTAGGGACCGCGAGAGGGGGTGCAAGTGCTAAATCCAAGCTGCCCTTGTGGGCTCAAAAGCATTCCCGTCCCGCTCGGGGGACTGGACGGCGCTTATCAGGTTCTCATTCACGAACCGGATGCTGAGATAGTGGCGCAATATCACTGGACGGCCAAGCGTAGTAAGCGGTCCATCTATGCATACCGCAAATGGCACGCAGCGGGCGCCGAAGGCGGCCAGTTTATGCACTGCCTCCTGATGGGCCGCCAGGGAATCGACCATCGCAACGGCGATGGCCTCGACAACCGACGTTGCAACCTACGCCCCGCGACGGATGGGCAGAACGGTGCTAACAGGGGGAAGTTTACGGGATGCAGCTCACAATTTAAGGGCGTTAGCTGGGATAAGGCTAACGGCAGATGGGTGGCACAGATCAGGGTTAACGGCAAACGTCACCTTCTGGGCTATTTTCAGTCCGAGATCCCCGCAGCCAGCGCCTATGACGACGCTGCGGTGAGATACCACGGAGAGTTTGCCCGGACCAACGTAATGCTGGGGCTGCTATGACGCGACTGTCGGATGAATTCCGAACGGGCCTCGAGCTGGCAGCGCTCGCCTACGAGCGAGCGCTTAGCCCGGCGGCCCGGGCTTATCTCTATGGCCGAGGTCTGACGGATGAAGTGATAGCCCGCTACCGGCTAGGTCAGGTCGACGGCTCGGTTGCCGAGCACGTCAGCTACTCCGGGATGATCTCGATGCCTTACGTTACGAAGCTGGGCGGTGTAACCAGCCTCAAGTTCCGGCAGCTTGCGTCGGACAAGGAACCAAAATACCTCACCCCTTACCCGACGCGCATTTTCAACCCGATCGCCTTGGATAGGGCGGAAGCACTCGGCTACGTGGCTATCTGCGAAGGCGAGCTTGACGCCATTGTCCTTGACGCCTTGTGCGGCATCCCTGCCGTAGGCGTGCCGGGTGTGGAAACGTACAAGGCCCACCCGGAGTGGAAGGAAATGCTCCGCGGGTTCAGCCGGGTTCTCATGTTCCCCGACCCTGACGAGGCGGGCAAGAGGCTGGCCAGCCAGATTCTCAGTGACCTGGACACGGCCCATGTGGTCGCCCTCCCGGGCGACGTTAACGAGACTTACCTTCAAATCGGTTCCGACAAGATCAGGGAGATAGCCGGTGTCTGAGATTAAGGTCATGCCCTGCCCTTGCGGGCAGACACCCGAGAACTGTGGTTACTATTGTCGCCCCAGTATCTGCGGCGACAACTGGGACGCCCATAAGCCTGACGGTTCCATGGATTACGAGAGGTTTATACCTGAGCCTCCTATGCGTGCCGCCGTCCTGGACGACGCTAAGGCCGCGGTCTGCCAGGACAGGAACACCGAGTACGGGGAGCCGATCGACAACTTCGGCCGGTGGGCCGGGGCTTGCAACGCTCTCGGCTACCGCCGCCCTGGCGGCGGTGACCTTAAGCCGCACGACCTGGCCGTCATCATGGGACTGGGCAAGCTTTCCCGTTCCGTGCAGAGCCCGGAGAAGGCCGATACGTGGACCGACCTGGCCGGTTACGCGGCTGTCGGTTTCGAGCTTGTCACCTTGGAAGACCAGTGAGAATCCTCGTAACCGGCCCGCGGGACTGGGATGACGAGTCTTTGGTAGCAGGGGCTTTGCTTTACCGGGCCAGCCGTACTCCCGCATCCGAACGTATCGTCATCATCCACGGGGGCGCTGACGGATTCGACACGGTAGCTAACCGTGTCGCCTTGCATTACGAGTGGGAGATCGAGCGCCACTCGGCCGTCTGGTACCCGGACGGCAGGCTTGACAGGCTGGCCGGTTTCAAGCGCAACCAGGAAATGGTGGCCGCGGGCGCCGATGTGTGCGTGGCCGGAGTCAGGCCTTGCTTCCGGGAAGCCTGCCGTAAGCCTAAGCCGCATCTCACGCACGGTACCGCGGACTGCATCCAGCGAGCCTTGCTGGCAGGTATCACGGTCGTCCCGGTGAAGTACGAGGGAGGTTCGGGCAGCCGTGAGCCGAGAGGAAATCCGGCAGGTGGTTCTCCTGCTGACCAGTATGGGCTTCCGGGTGGAAGTCCTGGAACGCTCGCCTTTGCGGCTGCTGGTAGTAATTCCTGGTACGGAGGATAATCGTCATGTCATATCATAAGCTATCCGCCGCAGACCGCCGCTATCATCGAAACCGTAATGATACACCGCAGTTTCGTCATGTTCAACGGGAGCGGAACACCCAGCATCGCAACCTTAACCGACATGAGGAAATAGCTTACGCAGCATTCTCTTCGACGTTTGGCTATATCAAGCTGGGGCATTCGGCTTGCTTTAAGCCTCGTTGGGCAGTGCTGCGCTCGGGTTGTCCCGATCTTGACCTAGCGTGCATCATCTATGGCGGTCGGGAGGTGGAACATCTATTGCATGACATCCTAGACGAGGAAAACCTTCGTGTCGAGGGCGAATGGTTCCGCGCCCCGGAGGGCGCGAATCTATCGCAAGTTCGTGCATATATCCGGCAACTCTTGGCCGATTATCCGGAATTTGAGGTCAGGGCCGCATCTCAAAATTATTTGGAATTTCTGCTTACCGGCGATTCGGAAGCCGCTTAACCACCCCACTGGGCGCTCTGGCCGGTCCAGGGCTGACGAAGGGAGCACGAGCAAGCCATCCGGATTCTACTCTTGGACATAGAAACCAGTCCATGCCTCGCGGACGTTTGGAGCTTGTGGAACAACAACGTCAGCCTTGACCAACTGCGGTCGTCTACGGAGCTTATCTGCTTTGCCGCTAAGTGGCTCGGTGAGCCCGCCAGGGCGACCCGGTTCTGGTCTGTCAACGACGGCAAGCAGGTGATGGTAGCCGAGGCTCATGGGCTGCTGGACGAAGCAGACATCATCTGCACTTGGAACGGCAGGAAGTTCGACATTCCCCACTTGAACCGGGAGTTTCTTGAAGGCGGCCTTAAGCCGCCGTCGCCATACCGCCAAGTCGACTTGTGTGAAGTGGTGAAAAAGCAGTTCCGGTTCCCGTCCAACAAGCTTCAGTACGTGTCGACCACGCTAGGCATGCGGGGCAAGGTCCAGCATGCAGGCCATCGGCTGTGGGTGCAGTGCATGGCCGGTGACCCGGCCGCGTGGAAGAAAATGGAGACTTACAACAAGCAGGATGTGATCCTGCTGGACGGTCTTTACCGCAGGCTCCAGCCGTGGATTCCCGGCCATCCTTCCTGGGCTTCATTCCTCGAAGAAGATGTGTGTCCTAAATGTGGCAGCCCGAAGCTTCAGAAACGCGGTTTCGCTTACACCCAGCAGTCCGTGTTCCAGCGTTACCAGTGCCAGGGTTGCGGGGGCTGGTCGAGAGGGACTAAGCGGGAGACCGGGGTCACGATCAGGGAGGTAGCAAATGGCTGACACTGCCGCGGCGCTCTCGGCGCCGCTAAGCGAATTCCTTGCCAGCCGGATACCCAGGGCAGCCCAGAAGGCCCACCAGCGTTTCCCCGCGGTCCCCGTAGACGACTTCGAGCAAGCCATGTGGGAGAAGATTCTCCGTGCCCCGGTCAAGTTCACCCGCCTGCACGAGCAGGAGAAGTACGGCGCCATCTGGGCCGAGCTGCGGCGTGAGGGAACCCGGCTAGGCCAGGATGACAACCGCTACCGGCAGGCCACTAAGGCACTGGCTGAAGGCTACTCGGTGTACGACGTGGAATTCTATTCGACCGGGGTGCTGGCTAAGATCCTGCCCGCCCTGGCTGAAGCTGACTTCGATGTGGCCGAAGCGATGGACAGGTCATCGTCTTCCACTGACGCCGCCGGTATCCACATCCGCTCGAGTGACCCGTTCGGCGGATCGGAAAACTATCTTGTCATCCTGATCGACGTAGCCAAGGCTTACAGCCGCCTCCCGGAGGGGATGAGACGGCTGCTCCAGACCTATTACGGGGTGTCCCAGGAGGACACCGAGGATGGCAGGTGGGCGAGGGAAGGCCTGGCAAGTTCGATGGGCCTGACTGCGGATGCACTGAGGCAGCGTGTCCACCGTGCCCTCCAGCGGCTGCAAGACGAGCTTGGAGGGCCTGATCCGTGGCAGTGACCAAGCGCAAAGCCGAAGCTCTTGACGAAGCCAAAAGAGTCCTGGAGGCCGCCGAGAAGGCGGCCGGGACCGGCGAGGCTGACAAGCTCATCCGGATAGCCGACCGCTGGCTGGAGATAGCCAAGGAGAGTGCGTGAAAACCTACAGCGTGGACGAGCTGAACCAGATCAGCCTGTATGGGACATGCCCGGTAGACGGCAGTCCCCTGGACGTTCGCCTGGAACCAGACGGCCCGGGAGCGTGGAAGATGGAACGTTACTGCCCGGCATGCCTTAAGGTGCGGTAGGCTATGGCATGCCGGCTCCGTCAAAGCAGCCGCAACGCAAAAAAGGCCCCCGTCGCACGACGGGGGCCTTTCCTTTGCCTCTCAAGAGACCAGTTCAGCCGCCTTTTCGGCTGCTTCGCATTCGGCATGATTGACACACCAGTGCTGCCCTGCGAACGTGACGCCGCCTGGAACGTAAGCCAGCGATGCCAGCCCTTTAGCCAGATGGTTGAAAGCTTCCGCCGCGGCGCCCTTCTTGCCGCCGTACATAAGCTCGTCACCGTGACAGGCTATGTACTGGCCTGCTTCGCCTCCCGTTTCGACCCGGCGCTGTTCCGTCCAGGTTCTCATCTCGTGAATCCACAGCGGCACTGCCGCTTGCAGGCCGGTTGTGAGGGCCGGGAAGTCTTCGATTCTCACGCCACCATCACCCGCTTAGCCGCGGCTAGCTTGTTGGCCAGCTTGGTCCGCTGGCCCGTGGTGAGACCGCCCCAGATGCCGTAGCGGTTGTTCGGGTCTTCCGTCCTCATCGCCTGCCGCAGGCATTCAGCCCGGACAGGGCAGGAACGGCATATCTTCAAGGCCACCTTGCGAGCCTCCCGTCTCGCCTCCCACCCTTCCTCGAAGGTGAGTGCTTCGAGCAGCCCGTCATCAGGGCCGAACCATGCGTCGTAGCCGGTTTCCTCGTAGAACGGGCGGCAGGCCGAGTCTTTCTCCCAGTTCTTGCGTACCGGGGCCGGAATGTCGATCATGAGTGTTCCTCTCTCTTGACATGGAAAAAGACCGCCCTGAGGCGGTCCCGGTGGAGCTGGGGAGAATCGAACTCCCGTCCAGTCATGTTCCGCGTGCGGTTTTCATGACTGTCGAAACCATTCCAGCCCCTCAGTCCTTAACGGTGCAAGGTGACCTGTTAAGGACCACGTACATGGTATCACGTGCGGATGATCAGAACGAGCCGAGCACATACAGGCCGAGACGTACCGTCCAGCACACCGCGGCGATAGCCAGGATGATTACCATGACGCCTGCAAGAAACCGGGTGAACTCCCGGTCAAAGTCGTCCACTGTTACCCCTCTCCCTGTCCCCGGGCCATAGAGCCCGGGGACTTTTCTTCACCGATAGACCCGAGAACAGAACATCGCAGGTCAGATAGTTCCGGCTGTTCCCCATGCGCGCTCGAAGTCACAGCGCATGTAGCCTTGCACCGGGCCGAGCTGGGGTATCCGGATCTTCCTGGGCTCGATCCCGGCCGGCCGCAGCATGGCGGCCATCTCCCGCGGTGCGGCCTCAGCAGGCCACCAGGTTTTCCAGGGCGCACCCTGTAGGGCGTAGAGCCTTTTGACAAGCTCGGCCGTCCAGATCCTGTCACCCGTCTTCCAGACGGCTTCCACGTCTTGCAGGAGACGCTGCAAGGGGGATATCTCCGGTTCCGCGGTGACACCTTCGGTCAGTTCCGCGTAAGCGTTCCTGATGCGCTCCGGCCAGGAACCTCCGGCCACGTCCGCGATAGCGAACAAGGGCCACCAGCAGTCAGCGTTCCTGTCTTCGCAGCCTTCCGGCAGATCCGGCCACACGCTGGCCAGCTCCATGGCCACCGAACCGGCCCAGTCGCCCAGGGCCTGCCCGATAGCCTCACCCTGCGGATCGTGGAGCCTCGCCATGTAGGAATCTATCTTCTGTTCCGGCTTGCGCTTCTCCATGTAGACGAGAAGGCTACGGGACATGACGGCGGGGGGCAGCTTGCGCAGCCCGCCGAACATGACCGGGCAGTAGATGGACTTCTCGGCTACGTCGTCAGCCCCGGCGCATTTGTCGGCCACGCCTTTGAAAGTGAAACCGTCGTTAAGCGCGGCTTGCATGAGCGGAGCCGACTTGTCGGTGCGGAAGATGGTATCCGTCTCGTCTAGGGCCACCGTGCGGCCTTTACCCAGCCAGCGGACCAGGACGGCTGCCGTGTAGTTGGTCAGCGTCTTAGTCTTGCAGGCCAGGAGTCCGTTAATGGTCATTGCCCTGGATTTGCCTGATGCCGGGTGATCGGAGACGAACCCGAGACGCGGGTAAGTCTGGAATGCCCCGTAAGCATGGCTTCCGGCGCACCACACGGCGCACACGTCCGCGTAAGCGGACGACGGCAGGACGACGAACCTCTTGATGAAGTCGACCGCCTCGTCCAGAAGCTTAGCCCCGTCGAGCGGGGCTGGTTCTTCTGCGGTTGTATCCATTTGCCTGTCCCTCTCTCCCCTGCTTGTCGTGTAGCAGGCATGAAAAGGGCCAGCCGTCAGGCTGGCCCCAATCAAACCGGCCAGATCGGTTAAGGCAGTGTGATCACGACCTGCTCAGCCTTCCGGACCACGCGGTATTTCTTGGGCCGGGAGCTGCTGTGAGGGTTTCTCTCGTCCCATCGCTGGTCGATGGCCTTGACTTCCGCGAGAGCTTCATCCAGTGAACAATATGCACCGGGGAACTGATTCCAGTGCTCTATCTTGACATAGGGCATGTACTGGATGACGTAGCTTTCATTCAGGGTTTTCACCGTTAACCGTCCTCTCTCTCTTTGCTGTTAGCCAGCATGGAAAAGCCCGGCTAAGGCCGGGCTTAACCAAACTCACTACAACTGCCTACAACTGCGCGTCGATGATGTCCGCGATGACGCTGAACGTAGTGCCGCCGTCGTTCATGTTGGCCAGGGCCGGCAGGCCGGTATCCACCTGGTCGTCCAGGTCCGCTCCCCATGTGACGCCCTCGGGAAGGCTGTCCGTAGAGACGGCGGGGTTATCCTCGTGAAGCCCGGCCCAGTCCATGACCGTCTGGGGCAGCACGCTGGTTACGCCGTCGTAGTAGTGGCGGAACGGGCCCTTCTCGTACTCGATCACGCCAGCCTTGACGGCCAGGTCGCACAGGACTCCCAGGCAGCAGAATCCCTCATCCGTGCGGAGGTATTCCTTGCCCTGCGGGTACTCGCCGCTCCGCAGAGCGGCGGTCCACCGGACCTTGATATCGGCGTTCATTCCCATTGCCTTTTCCTCTCTCTGTGTATTCTTTGCTGCCCTTAGCGGGCATGGAAAAGGGCCAGCCTTCCGGCTGGCCCTAACCAAACTCACTAAGGTTCACTTCTCTTGCTTAGGTTCTCTCGGGCACGAGCACGTGCAGTGGTAAATGTGGCAGCGCTGGCATGGTTCCAGGGAGTGCGTCATGTCCGCGCCGCCCTAGTGATCTCCTTAGCCCTCCTGGACATGTAGTTCTGGAGAGCACTCACCAGGCTGGGAATCTCGTCATCGGGCAGATAGACCAGCTCAATGCCAATTTGTACCTTTAGTGCCGCGTAGGTTGTCCGGTCGGGAAGTGTGACGGGATGAATCTGGAGTTCATCGCCGGCTGCATCCCGGTATCTGTAGACTGCCATTCCTGTTCCCCTCTCTCTTAGCCCTAAGCGGGCATAGCAAAGGCCGGGCTAATGCCCGGCCCTCACTAAACGCGCCTGGTCCCTAGCCCAGCTCGATGACCCCGATCGACACCTCCATTTCCGGGTCGATGATCTCGGCCGCCTTCTTGCAATCCATGAAACGGTTCTGGGCGGTGATGAATTCGTTGTAATGAACCGTCATGAATTCCGCCAGCTTCAGGATGTAGTCCCCCGTGAGGAATTCCAGGGCTCGTTCCGCGGTAGCGGTAGCCTGCTTCTCGCCCACCATGATTGCCCCGGCGCACGGAGTGCAGACGTACAGGCCGGGGATCTCGGTCATGGTCTCGTTAACGGACACGACCAGCGGGCCGGCATCACCCGCGATGACCACCGTCTCGTCCAGGTAGGTACCGCACTCGGCGCAGTTAGCGGGGCCGGTGAGTTCTGCCATTGTCTCTTTCCTCTCCCTCGGTTAAGACGGGAATCTTCCGATTCCCGTCGATGGCGATAACGCGAAGCGTTCTCGCCTTAAAGCCAGCTCCTTAGCTGACTTGGCAGAGGCTTAGCTTGCGCTAAGCCTCACCAGGCCGGTTAAGTGTCAATCCTCGATAACCTTGATCGAATCCACGTCGCGGTTCTCGACGCTGGAACTGTCCGGGTCACGGTCGTTCATGGAGGCGACGTAGTAATCCCACTCGCCGTAGCTCTCGCCAAGAAGCTCGTTAATCTCGTCCATCGAGTACCCTTCGGCCCCGACCTTGGCCTTGAACTCGTCATAGTCGACCACCGCGTGAAAAGTCTTAACCACGGTCTCTGTCCAGCTAATCTCGATCTTTGCCATCTCCTACCTCTCTCTCGTTAGGTCCGAATGACCATGGCTAAGGCCGGGCGCGAGCCCGGCCCCAACCAAACTCACTCGGCGTCGGCCAGCAGGCCTAGATTCCCTAGGTGTTCCCGCAGGAACACGTCGGCGTTCGCGTAGTCGTCGCTTTCATCGGTCAGCTCCGGGAGGAATATGGTTCCCTCCGGGAACAGCGCGATATCCTCGCGGCTACGTCTTCCGACGCTGCCCCGGTTGGCATTATCGCTAAATGGCTCGCGCCACTTGGGGGGGAAACCGTCGAATGTCCCGAATGCCACCCGCCGCAGCATCGCAGCGTGGGCGAGTGCGAACATAAGCGTTCCAGGGTCTAGTTCGTCACTGGCGCCCTTAAGGCATACCCGCTGATAAGCTTCCACGTGGCCATCAAGGTTGATGTCTGCCCAGATCTCGCACGCATGACCCAACTGACTAAGCGCCAGTGCCAGCGCCACGATCACGTGACCCCTGCGGAGCACTGAATCCGTGTCCACCCAAGATGAGAAGCAGATGGGTGCGACCATGGTTACGACGCGACCGCTCTTACTGGTTTTGGTAAGCGGGAAGTCAATCATGCATTCCGGCTCGCCGCTTAGGTACCTGGCCACGTCAACCTCTGCCCCGGTTACGTCCCACACCGGATTAAAGGTGTCCATCATGTGTTCCCGGTTAGCCGTGGCAACCGCAGATTCGGCTATCTCAAGTGCGGCCGGTAGTTCTTCCGGCCATCCCATGCGCAGCATCGACACGCTAGCCTCATAATCGGGAAGATCCAGGAAGTATTTCTTCTGGTCCCGCGTCTTGACCTTAGTGGCACGCTTAACGCTGGCATCGGCATATTCAGTCACTGACCAGTAGGTCTCAGTGATGCGGTCGCCTTTCACAGTCTGATCCATTACCTATCCTCTCTCTCGGTGTGCGCTTAGCACACTCCACAATCCGCACACCTTGTTACGATGTGCGGATCATGGGCAGTGCTAAATGCGTGGCGCTCCGTCTGAAACCTTGCGCCAATCCGTGTCGGACATGCCGCACCGTACCGCGTAGTCGGTAGCCTCGCGGACAGTGAGGCCAGCGGCCAGCAAGGCGCACATAGCCTCACTGTTACGCGGACCGACAATGAGCGGCAGCTTGTGACTGTCGATACTGGCCCGCAAGTGACGGCAGTAAGCCAGGACTTGCCGGACTTTCGTGCCGTCAAGTCCGGTGTTAAGGCACAGTGCTTCCTCTAGCGGCTCATCTACTGCTATGGGCAGGTAGATAAACCTGTTGCGGAATGCACCGTCAAGTGCCTGGCGTCCCTGGTAGGTCCGGTCAGGTCCCGTCCCGTACGTGTTAGCCGCAGCTACACAGCGGAAGTCGGGGTGACGTTTCACCATGCCGTCAGGAAACGCCATCTCGCCGTTAGCCAGCGCGGCATTGATGACGTTGAGAACACTGGCCGAACCGTTGTCTACCTCATCGAACAGGAACACTCCGCCATGCTCGTAAGCCTGGCGGAACAGAGTGGCCCCGTAGTTGCCGTTAGCGTCCATGTAACCGATGATCCGTGATTCGGTCATGGTCGGCCCTACTGAAATCGCATAGAACGGCAGGCCGAGCGCATCGGCCGCCTGGTGGCCTATGTGAGACTTCCCGGTGCCAGCGGGACCTACCATCATGACGTGCTTGCCGATGCTTAGCACCGTTATGACGGTGGGCAGCATTTTGTGGGCCAGGCCTTCAACAGGCTTGGTCTCACCGTTACGGGTGACTTCCACCCGCACTGGCAGAACGAGACCGCGTAGCCGCTCATCCACGATTGCGTGAACTTGAGCGGCATCAACGGTTGCCGTTGTCAGCTCGCCCAGCAGCGATGCCAGCTGAGCGAACTTGGCATCCTGGCCTGTAGCCGCAGGCGCCGTTACCGGCGCCGCAGGCTTTACAGGGACAGCTTCCCGGGCTGGTTCCGGCTTAGGCTCGTCCTGAGTCTCGCCCGGTTCCGGTTCGTGGTCACTGTCGCCGTTGCAATCGTGACGAGTACCGTCACGGTTGATACGAGTCCAGTTGGCTGACGAGTGCTCGGAACACCAGTTACCTTTACGGCTAGCTGGTCCCTCGGTGTCGTGAGCCCAGTAGAGTTCACCGGTCCCGCACTTCGAGCATGGACGCCTAAGCGTCCTAACCGAATGCTTGATTAGTGCCATTGCTTAACCTCTCTCTCATGTCTCTCTCAGCAGTGCGGCTATCTCTAGGCACACTCCACAAACCGCACGTCGGTATGACGTGCGGATCATGGGCAGTGTCTAGCGGATGACAGACCAGGCATATTCGCCCGGCCCGATAGGCAGGCATTCAACCCGGAACCACGGGCTGAACGGGTCGATTCTCGTCCAGCGGTGGAGACGGTAAGAACTGGCCGGGCACATAGCGTGCGGGCCAGTGCGGCGGACTGGAGTGTAGCCATTCCAGACTGGCCGGACTTGCTCGGCTGCCATAACGTCCGGCTGGAACATGCGAGCCGGGACGCCGCTAGCGGCCGGGGTCTGCCCGGCCAGGGTGGCGGCAATGGCAAGAATGACAGTGAGCACAGCCAAGGCCACGCCAGTGAGGATATGGCCAGTCTGGACGTGGCGAGCCTTACGGTGCATGATGCTTCCCTCTCTCTAATCCGGCCAGGTCGTGACTGGCCGGCCAGGAAAGACCAGGTCGTATGGTTAACGACCTGGTCAATCCTGAGAGAGTGAGAGGTTAGGTTTCGTCTCCCGCACTGTGACGTTTCGGGGAGAGTGAGCAGGCTAGGCGGGTCACCTTACGGGCTTAGCTACCTGCCGCGCACCCAAGAGGCTGTTCCCTCTTGGCTATGTGATGTGGCCCTGGCCTGCGCGTCCGACATGGTGTCCGGAGGGATTTACCCAGGTATGGCCCTGGGCGGCTGTGCTGTCCACTTGTTCGTACAGGTACATACAATCATCCGCACGTCATATCCGTCAATACCTAAGCAGGTAACAGGATGGTAACAGTGCATGGCTAAGGCTAGAGCTGGGCTTAGGTGGGTCGGTTGGGTTCGTCCCGCGCAAGCGGAGACTCCCTCCGCTTATGCTTAGTTAAGCCACCTTAACCTAGGTAGCACATGATGTAGCACAACAAAACCGCAGGTCAGACAGTGTTTGTATGTGCTCCCATTCTTGCTGTCCGCTATAGAAGCAGTTGTCCGGTTTGCCCGAAACGACCCGCCAGCGGTGTAGAGTGGTCTCCCGCAAAACTTTTTTAATTCTTAACATGCAGGTCAAAACCCCTAACCGGCCTGTTAGGTCACCTTGGTAGCGGCCGGCCTTAAGCCGGCCTATGATCCGAGTCATGGATACTTTCCAAGCCCCCCAAGGGGCCGCCCACAGGCAGCCGGGCCAGCACGAGCCGGCCGAGCTTCGCTATGCCAGGCAGACGAGGAACGCTGTCACGTTCATCGCCTGGACTGTCGGCCTAGTCCTGGCCGGAACGATGATCCTGGGCATCATCGGCGGAATCCAGCTCGCCAGGATCAATTCAGAGCTGTCCGGCAGCTCGGGGCTTACTTCGGGTAACTGTGTCAGCCAAGGCGGAACGGTGGCAGGATGCTGATGGACTGGGAACAGTTCGGCCAGTTCATCCAGGGTGCCGTTGTGAGAGTCTTGACGTTCGCCGTCTTCGCGGCGATCGTCGTCTTCCTGTTCGGCACTCTTGCCCATCCGGGCCCTTAAAGACTGTCTCGCAACCCGGGCCCCCCGGCCCGGGACTACGACCACCAGGCCTTCCTGGACGAGGACCCGGAGGGCTTTAGCTGCCGTGTCCCTGGCAACCTGGTAGTCGGCCTGGATTGTCTCTCTTGAGGGGATTGCATCCCCTTCACGTAGTTCGCCTCGCTGGATCATGCCGCGGAGGATGGCCGCTACCTGGAGGTAGCGTGGAACCGGGGAAAGATCATCTAGCGGCACCAGGTCACTATAGGGTGCCCTCACCTGCCCTGACTACACTAGGTGAACCTCATACGGTCTGGGTGGACATAGGTTGCCTGGGTCGGCTACTATCGTCACCTATGGGAGGGTTCACGACATGGGAAGAAGAACGAGTGGAGGCGATCCGGCGGTACTGGCCGGAGTTCGACTTGTGGCTCGTTCCTCGTTACATGGGTCCTACCGTGTGGTGCGCTCGCCCTAAAGGCGAGCGTGTTGCCACGATCAACGAGGATTCTCCTGAAGAATTCATCACAGCCCTGGCTGAGGCCAGGGCTTCTCTGGACTGGCCTCCCGGATAACGCTGGCTCGCGGTCCCGGGAGGACTAGAAGGGAAGCCTGGTCTGGTAGTCGTGTACTGGACCAGGCTTCCCTTGCCAGATACGATGTGACGAACATCACAGAAAATTCTTGCAACCGCTAGAGCCGTTGTGACATGCTTACTATTGTATAAGGGGTTAGTGAGGCCGCCCTTAGGCGGCCGAACGACAGGCCCACCTTGGTTACAAGGGTTACCCTTCTTGCCGGGGCACCCGGCGCTTGAGGCGCCGGGTTTTACAGGGTTCTAGAACTTCTAACCTTTGTAGCACTTTTAACCTTTGGGCCTAAGACGGGCGCTGCTCCGGCAGCGCCCTTTCCAGTTTAAGGGGACTGTTCTGCCAGTTACAGGCAGGAAGCCTGGGGTCATTCCGCCGGACGAGAAGCGCTGCATCCAGAAGGCCAACAGCACTAAGCAGCGCTGCACTAACTGGCGTATGGGGGAATCGACTGTCTGCACTACGCACGGCCGGGCCGGGCAGGTTCAGACTGCCGTCCGCCGCCGTCAGGCTCTCGCTTCGGCCAAGTCCAGGGCTCTTAAGAAATACCAGAAGGAAGGCCCTGTGGAAATCTCCGGTGCCGAAGCCGTCATAGCCATGCTCGAGGAACGGCTAGGCGTCCAGGTGAAGATGTCCCGGGCCCTGGACGAGATCGTGGGCAAGCTCACCGCCGAGAACGCCTTGCGGTACGAGCACCGGGCCGGGGAACAGCTCCGCGGGGAGCTGACCGCCTGGATTCAGATCAACCAGATGGTGACCAAGCTCGGCGCCGACTATCTCAAGATCGGCCTGGACGAGCGCAAGGTACGCATCGCGGAAGCTCAGGCCCGGATTCTGGTCGGTGTCATCCAGTCCGTTCTTGGCCGCCTGAACCTTACCGCCGACCAGCGCCGCGTTGCGGCGCGGGCCGTCCCGGAAGAACTGGAACGGGTAGCCATCGAAGGCGGGGAGTAACGACATGGGCAAATCTCAGCCCCAGCCGGCCGTCTGCCGGCATTACTTCGTTAAGGGCTCTGATGGCCGCTGGCACTGCACCATGTGCCCGGAGAGCCGCTAAGTGAAGTCCCGTAAGTCCTCGTTCTGCGCCTCGAGGGAATGCGTTGAGGTCGCATCGGAAGGCGGGAACGTCTTCGTCAAAGGCTCGGGGATCTCGCCGGTCCTGGTGTTCTCAGCCGCCGGATGGGCCGCGTTCACCGCGGCCTTGAAGACCGGGCAGTGACAGGCGCTTTGCGCCGGATAGCCGCGGCCACCTTGCGGGCAGCCGCGGACGAGCTGGACCCTAAGCCGGCCGTTAAAGGCCAGAAGCGCGACCTTACGGGTACCACGGCCTCGACCGTCCAGCTTTCCAGCCGGGTTGTCAACCGGCGGCCGTCGAGCCGCCGGGCCCGGTCACCCAGGCCAGTAGGATTCGGACTACCGAGCTGACTAGCGCCTTTGCTGCCGCCGCTAAGATGTCCGGCGGGCAGCGCCTGTCTAACGACCCGGTTACCTGGGCTAAGGAACGCGGAGGCGTTCACTTGTGGTCCCGGCAGCGCGAGATTGCCGAGACGCTAACCGAGCATAAGCGGGTGGCAGTCCAGTCGGCCCACGGGGTCGGCAAGAGCTTCCTGGCCGCCACCCTGGCGGCCTGGTGGGTGGATGTCCACCCTGCGGATGAGACCATGGTCGTCACCACGGCCCCGTCCCTGGATCAGGTTCACGCGATCCTATGGGAGGAAATCCGTGGTCTCCACGATCGAGCTAGTTTGTCTGGAGTGGTCCAGCGGACTGATCGCTGGCTGGTTGGCGGCCGTCTTGTGGGCATGGGACGTAAGCCCCCGGACTACTCGGAGTCGGCATTCCAGGGAATCCACCGGAGATTCGTCCTCGTCATCCTTGACGAGGCCTGCGGAATCCCGGCATGGCTCTGGACCGCGGTAGAAACCATCACCACCGGGGACGACTGCCGGATCATGGCAATCGGGAACCCTGATGACCCGAACAGCCATTTCCGTTTCCTGTGCCAGGGCCGCCCCGGCTGGGAGTCAATCAAGATCTCCTGTTTCGACTCGCCCAACTTCACGGGCGAGGAAATCCCGGAGTCCCTTAAAGGCCTGCTGACATCTAAGCAGTGGGCGGAAGACCGGGCGGCAGAGTGGGGCGTTGATAACCCGCTCTACATTGCCAAGGTTCTAGGCGAGTTCCCGAGTGACCACCCGTGGGCGGTCGTCCGGATGACTGACGTTTCAGCCTGCCGGATCGGCACGCCGAGAGCACCCGGCGAGACGGTCCCCGTCGAGCTGGGCGTTGACGTGGGCGGCGGACTGGACGAGACGGTGGTCAGGGAACGCCGCGGCATGGTTGCCGGGCGTGAGTGGAAAGAGCTGTCCGACCAGCCGGAGACGATTTCCCGGCTGATCCTGAGGGCCCTTAAGGAATCCGGGGCTACGGCAGTGAAGATCGACTCAATCGGGGTCGGTGCCGGTGTCGTGGGCGAGATGAAGAACCTTAAGGCCGCGGGCGTCCATAACGCCAAGGTCTACGGCGTCAACGTCGCGGAAAAGGCCCATGACCCGACGAAATACTTTAACCTGCGGTCCCAGCTCTGGTGGGAATGCGGGCGCCTTGCGGCGCAGGACCGGGCAATTGACTTGTCCCGGATGGATAACGCCGACAGCACCGTGGCCCAGTTGCTCGAGACCCACTATGAACACGACTTGAAGGGGCGCGTGAAGGTCGAACCGAAGGATGAGATCCGTAAGCGGATCGGCCGGAGCCCCGACAATGCGGACGCCCTCCTTTTGTCTTACTACCACCCGCGCTCGAGCGCTACCGACTGGTTTGAGGCAGTAATGGGCGGTAGCCCCATCGAGATCATCGACCTTAACGGCGTACCGACTGGCCGGATTTCGGAGTTGGCCGCTTAATGCCGTTCAGGTCTCCTTTCGTCCGCAAGGCCCGCGGCCAGGCGCCCGCTAACGCCTCCGATGCGTCTGATGTCATCCAGCTTCTCACCCAGGTCCGGGACGAGGCTCACCGCCGGAACACTTACCTGGCCAACCTCCCGCTTGACCCGGAGTGGCAGACAGCCGAGTTCGGTCCTGGCTGGCCGATTCCGCCAGAGCCGCTGGACAGGCCTAACGAGCAGGGTTTCGTCACCCCGCGCATCCACCAGTACCCGGTCCAGTGGAACATCCCCGGCCGTCATGACCGGGTACACGTGCCGTGGGAAACCCTTAAGAAGGCTGCCGACCAGCCTCTTTTCCGGGCCTGCATCGAGATCCGCAAGCAGCGGATCTCCACTCTTGACTGGTGTTTCCGGATCTCCCCCGCTTACGCCGCGCGGATGGCGCGGCAGGCTAACAAGAGCCAGTACGAGATCGAAGACCAGCTAAGGACCCAGTTCCAGGACGAGATCGACCGGCTAACCGCCTGGTGGTCTATCCCTGACCGCAAGAACGGGATGGAATTCTCCGACTGGATGAGCCAGGTCCAGGAAGAACAGCTCGTCTGGGATGCCCTGGCCGTCTACCCGCAGCAGACTTTCGGCGGGGAAACCCTTAACTTCACGGTCATCGACGGGTCGACCATCAAGCCCCTGCTGGACGAGCAGGGCGGCAGGCCCATGCCGCCGCTCCCCGCTTACCAGCAGCTCCTGTACGGCTTCCCCCGCGGTGATTTCACCGCGGACACCGAGGATGTTGACGGCAAGCTGGTCATCCCGGGCGCGTTCAGCTCGAGCCAGCTCGTCTACCGCCGCCGGGTGATCCGCACCTGGACGCCTTACGGGTTCAGCCCGACAGAGCAGGCCCTGCTGGACGGGATGCTCTGGGATAAGCGCTTCCGGTGGATGCTGGCCGAGTACACCGAGGGCGCACAGCCGGTCCAGTGGCTCGTTAACAAGGGCGAGGTCGACTGGGACCCGCGTCAGCTTCTCCAGTACGAGAAGCTGCTTAACGACCGCCTGTCCGGTAAGACCAGCGAGAGGTTCCGGAACCCCCTCCTGCCGGTCGGGGTTGAGCCGGTGAGAGACCAGCAGTCACCGGAGCGGTACAAGCCGGACTATGACCTGTTCCTGATCAAGCTCCAGGCAATGCACTTCGGCGTCACCATGCCGGAGCTGGGATTCTCCGAGCCCGGGGGGCTCGGGTCTGCCGGGTATCACGAAGGCCAGGAAGACATCCAGTTCCGCAAGGACCTGACAACCGTCCGCTGGCTTAACTCGTTTGTCTGCGGCCTTAGCCGCAAGCATCTCGCCATGCCGGACGCCCTCGAGTTCACTTTCCTGGGCCTGGACGAGGAAGACGAGGCCGCGGCCGACGCGGTAGACGGCGCCAAGCTCGCCCGCGGTCAGATAACCCTTAACGAGCTGCGGGCCAAGGCTGGCGACCCAACCCTGAATTTCCCCGAAGCCGACATGCCGATGATGCAGACCCAGCGTGGCATCGTCTTCCTGGACGGTGCCGCTTCCGCGGCGCCGCCTGGCGTGCTGATCGAGCCGGCCGAGCTTAAAAGCCCGGACCCCGGCCAGGGGGACGGTTCGGCGAGCAGCGATGACCCGGCACCTAAGGCTAAAGTCCAGGGTTCTCCTGCCGCACCCAGGCCTGTTAAGACGGATTCCCCTTCGGCCGCGGAAGCGGCTAAGGAACTGGCCCAGTTCGCTAAGTGGCTGGCCAAGGACCCGGAAGACCGCAAGAGTTTCGAGTTCTTGCATCTGGATTCTGACACGGCCTTGAGTCTTGTCAAGGCTGGTGGTTCTGCCCCAAAAGGCAGTTCCCCGGCTGGGTCCGGGCTGACGCCCTAGCTGCCCAGTACGAGGCCCAGTTCATAGCAGCCCTAGGCGGGGCTATCGCAATCGCCGCCCTGGTGGCGGCGTGGCTGGCGGTAAGGCCCGGTCCTACCCATCCTGCCGACGCGGAGATGTGGCTAGACGGCAGGGACGTTAGAAGCCGCCTGACGGCGGCTCTCAGGCCGGTCCTGATGAACCTCTGGCAGGAAGCCTGGAAGGACGGCGCCGAAAGCGCCGGGGAAGCGGCTGGAGATTTCCGTCACATCCCCGAACAGGTGGCTGCCGACCGGATAGCCCGGCTGGCCGCTAAGTGGCTTGACGAGGTTGTCCAGACCCGTCTGGGCCGTATCGCGGTGATCCTGGCCAAGGGCGGGACGCCTGTCAGCCTCGAAGCCGGGATAAGGGCGCTGCTCACCAGCAGCGCAGACGGCCGGATGGTCGTGATAACCGAAGTTAACCGGGCCATGATGACCGCGGCCATGGAAGTTTACCGGGCCGCGGGGGTCCAGAAGGTCCGGTGGGTTACCCGGTCACACGACCCGTGCCCGATCTGCCTAGCAAACGAGGCAGCCGGGGCCCGTTACCTGGGCGAGCCTTTCCCGTCAGGGAAGACGGCACCGCCCGAGCATCCGAACTGCCAGTGCGCGCTGATACCAGCAGAGGACGACTGAGTGGGACTTAAGACCTGCCCTGATTGCGGCGGCAGCGGCCAGGCTGCGCCGGGCCGTCCGTGCCCGACATGCCGCGGAGTGGGGATAGTCGGCCGATGAGCAAGCTAACGCTGCCTGACGGCACCGTTTACGAGGTCGACGACCAGGCCCTTCGAGGGCCTGCCGCTAAGACCTGGGACGGGGAGACTGTTAAGGGCGTCGTCGTCAAATCTGACGACGAACGCCGGTACACCCTGATGGTTGCCTACCCGGCCGATAGCGCAGACGTGGGCGTGGCCCGGGACGGCTTCCAGGATTTTGCCTCTGCCGAAGCGGTGGAAAAGGCCTGCTGGTCCTACATGGAGAAAAGCCGGGAAATCGGCGCATTCCACCAGGACGGCACCGAAGGCACCGGAACCCTGGTCGAGAACTACATCTACCGCGGACCCGACTGGGTGATTAAGGCCGTGGATGACAGTGAGCAGGTCATCAAGGCCGGTGACTGGCTCTGGGGTGTCCGGTGGGGCGAAGACGGCTGGAACCTGATCAAAAGCGGCGAGGCCCGCGGGGCTTCCATGCAGGGCGGCGCTACGCGCCGCATACCCTCGCCCGCAGACGTAGCAAGGGTGAAGAACCGTGGCTGACCTTACCGAGCTGGTGGACATCGACCCTGAGCGGGTCGACCTGGTGAGAAACCCGGCTAACGGATTCCCGATCCTCGTCATGAAGGCGGTTAACGCCTCCGGCCAGGTTAACGAGAAGCCGGACATTGCCGCGGCCGAGAAGATCCTTAGGCAGGTTTCTGCGCTGATGGTCGCTGAGGCCGACGAGCTGGCCGCGGGAAACCCTAGCGAGATCTGCGATATCGAGCTGCTGACCGAGGTTTACCGCCTGATGAGCTGCTTCAAGCGCGGCGAGGAATACAACGCCGAGAACCTGGCTGGCGAAGCTACCAAGGAAACCCCGGCCGCTACGCCGGTAACCGAGACACAGAAGGAGACCGGCGTGCCGGAAAACCAGAATGACGACAAGACTTCTGAGACCCCCGAGTCTCAGGAAAGCACGGAGGTCGTTAAGTCGGCCGCCGAGCTTGTGGACGAGGCGGTAGCCAAGGCCGTGGAACCCCTCCAAGAGGTCATTAAGGGCCTGGAGGGCGAGATGGCAGCGCTCAAGTCGACTCCGATTCCGGGCGGGCCCGCGATCACGAGCACCCAGGCGCCTAGCGGCGCCGCCAAGTCGGAGGCCGCCTCTCAGGCGGCCTATTTTGACCGGCTGGCTAAGTCCGTGACTGACCGGGACCTGATCCGTTACTACGAGGAAAAGGCTGCGGAAGCCCGCAAGGCCGCTAACGGCTGAGCGATATTCCGCACGTCATAACAGCTTGAGAGGGAAACATGCCATCTCTTGACGAGATGTTTGCCGATGCCCAGAGCGCCACTGAGCGCGGGGATCGGCTGGAGGGACTTAAGAAGTCCCTGGAAGGCGCGATCGACCGTCACGACAAGCGGATTGACGCTTTCATCCCCGCGGGCCGCCAGGCCGACCCGGATGCCAAGGTCGGCATCATCAAGGGCGCCGGTCCCGGCGCACCGCGGCGTGCCACGTCGGACCAGCTAAGCCGGCTGGCCGACCGTTTCGCGTCGATCACCAAGGGCCTGGACCCGACCCAGGCGGCTGAGGTCGAGTCTGACCTTGCGGCCATGCGGGCGCTTAAGGACGAGCTGTCCAAGGACATCAGCACGACCGTCCCCGGCAACCTGCACCCGTACGACCTGGAAGACCCGGCTAAGCGCCTGGTCCCCCGGTTCACGCCGCTGCGGAACGAGATCCCGCGTACCAAGGGCATCGGTACCGCCCGTGAGTACCGCCGGATTCTGGGCTACACCAACGCCGGTCTCGGCGGGGTTGTCGACCAGACCCCGTTCTTCAACTCGGAGACCGCGCTTAACGGCGGGTCGACTGCGGGACTGCCGAGCTTCGGCGCGCTGTCCCTCATCCGGGGCCAGAAGATCGCGTACGCGATGGACGTTCACACCGTGCCGTACATGGAAATGTCCCTGTCCGACTCGGTGGGCTGGAAGGCCCAGTTCGCTAACCTCGGTTTCGAGAACTCGAGGGCGCTCAGCCAGATGGCCCTGCTGTGGGCTCACCTGCTGGGCGAGGAAAAGGCGATCCTGTGGGGCCGCGGCGGCTCGCCGTACGCGGGCGCCGTGGCGGCTCCGGTTACCGGCACGCCGACTTCCGGCGGCACGGCGATCGGTTCCGGTTTCGGTACCACGGTGTTCATCAAGGTCACCTCGTACACGGGCATGGGCGAGTCCCTTCCCTACGCGGAGCAGACCTCAAGCACCCTGACCGCGGGCCAGGCCCTCGTCATCCCGAACACCCCCGTCCCGGGCGCCCTGGCTTACGGCGTGTACGCGAGCACCACCACGAACACGGAGACCTTCCAGGGTTTCTTTGTCCCGCAGGCCGGCGGCACCAACGCCGGCAAGCTCGTGGTGAACAGCTACGTGACCGGCGGCCGGACTGTCCCGGTTGCGGACGGCTCGTATAACGCGAACGCCTACGACGGCATCATCACCACCCTGGTTTCCGGTGGTTCCGGCCCGTCCGGCGCGGCAGGTTATGTCGGGTCTTTCCCGGCCCTGTACGCGGGTGCCGCCAGCGGTGCCAGCATCTACGGCGGTCCCGGCTACGCCGGTACCAACGTGGGTGACAAGCCGTGGCAGGACATGTTCGCGTCCCTGTACGCGAGCGTCTATGCCGACCCGGAGGAAGTGTGGCTGTCGGCTGTTCAGCGGCGCCAGCTCGCGGACTGGATCAGGTCTGACACCACGGGTGCCAGCGCCTACCGGATCACCATGGGCCAGAACGAGTTCGACGGTTCTGTCACCGTGGGCGGCTACGTGGCGGGTATCGCCAACGAGTCGAGCCCGACTGACAAGATCGTGAACCTTAGGGTTCACCCGTACATGCCGGGCGGCATCAGCTTCGCCCGGTCCCGTACGGTCCCGGTCCCGGACTCCGGCATTGGTGACACCAACACCATGGTCGAGGTCCAGGGCTACATGTCGGTGGACTGGCCCGAGATCCAGTTCACGTACGACGCCAGCACCTACTGGTTCGGCACGCTGCTCCACTACGCCCCGGCGTGGTCGGGCATCCTGACCGGCCTCCAGTAACCCGTAGCAGGCAAGGGGCGGGGGCTTCGGCCCCCGCCCTGCTTACTAGGGCTCAGGAGGCCCCATGACACAGAAGAACCTTGCGACCACGCCTAACGCGACGATGGTCAGCAATGAGGACGGCACCCCGGAATCCCTGGTGGTCACCCCGCTTGAGGGCCTGATTATCAAGAACGGGTCGACTGGCGGGCTGGCGGTAAGCCTGCCTTGCAAGCCCAGCCAGAACGTCACGGTAAAGACCGTGGTTGTCGACGGCAGCTCCAAGCTGACTGTCTCCGCGGGCGCCAGCCTGACGTTTACCACGGGCAACTGGAACACCCCGCAGGGGGTTACCCTCCAGTCGACCGCGGGACAGGCGGGATGGTTCTCCGTCCTGGCTG